CCCCTCCTGTGGCTCGCGCAGTTGCAAGCCGCAGTCATTGGTTGGGATGAATCTTGTCTGTTTCATATTCTCGTTTTACATTTGAAAATGTTATCTACTTATCGGGCGAAATAATGTTTGGGGTTTACTCACGATGCCGAATGCTTCCGAAGCCGACATCCGAGGTTTTCTTGGTAGCACGGGAGGGAGTCGAACCCTGCCGTGCTTATGGTTATGAGCGCACACGGATTTTAAGTCCGTTGCTCTTTGTTGGTCGATTGCCCGAAGTCAGATTACTTAAAGGTTGTCCGTGTGCGCAGTCGTAAAAGAGTATGCGTTGCGACTATGCGGCACGTTGTAATTGTAATCGCTTCTGAGGTTCGTGCATTCGTTCTTTACGTTAGGCCATCGGTAGCAGACAAGCGTCATGCTAATCTCGCCCATCGGTGTCAGGACTGAGTAAGCATCAACGACTTGGGCAGACGCAGTGGAAGCCTCCTGTGCAACCATTACGGGGGTCTGCCAGTCCACGATGTTGAACTGTGAATCGAACGCAACGACGGTCATGCCGTCCAGTGAGAGAGTAGCTACCTGCTCGTAGCCGATGTCCTGCTCAGGCGGGCTGTAGGCCTTCATCTGAGCCATTGCCGAGATGGTCAACGTGATCATCATCAGCATTGCGCAACAAAGAAACTTCTTCATCTTGCTTTTCGGTTTAATATTAAACTTGTGCCGAGTCTCACGGCATTACTATTGTCTTATTGGGTTTACTGCGTGCCGCACGCGGCGTTCACGCTCTTTTTTCGCTTGTCGGACTTCGCGCTCCAGAGCGTCGATTTCCTCTTTTGTCGGGTTTGGTGTCATACTTTGCTATATTTTATCGCTTGGGTTTACTATACTCAACCGCTTGTGTTTTCTATACTAAACCGCTGCGGTTTGCTATATTAACCTTATGCGGTTTGCTATACTAACTTCATGCGCTTTCGTCGCCCTCCTTTGGCGGTTCTCCCACGGTGTACGTGCCGGGCTTCAGCTGGGTGCTCGCGTCGCTCTTGGCGATGAGAGCCTTCAGCGTCATGAGGTTGGCCGATGCCATTGGCACGTCGCCGTCCTCCACGGCTGGCATGTCGAAGTCGCGGCGAGCCTCGTTCACGGTGCAGAGTCCGGCCTGCATCTTCAGCTGTGCCACCTTCGCACGGCGTTCGGGGTCCATCACCATCAGCGGGTCTTCGCAGATGTGGATGTCGCGGTAGCCATAGTCAGCGAAACCAATGAGTTTGCGAGCAATCTCTTTTTCCATTTCCGTCTTGTCGGGCAGGATGGTACGGGTGTGGAACTCCATCGTGGCGTTCTGATAGTCGTTGTAGTGCGAGTTGGTATCGAGCATCAGCAACGGACGGGGAACCGCCCAGAATCGAGCCACGTCATCCAGTCCGAGGTTCATCTGCTCCAAGAGTTGCATGTCGGCACTCGTCATGCTGATGTTCTGCACAGAGTTTAGATTGCGAAGGGCTATCACGTCCTGCTGATAGATTTTGTCGTTCAATTCCTCAGCATATTTTTCGACCTCTTTAGGGTCAAATATACCGCTGCTGATGGGTGCCACCTGTCCGTTGTTTAATGTCTCGCCAATGACAAGTTTCATGCGCCCGCCCTTTGCAGCCACTTCCAGCGACTGCGCTTTCTGCGTCTTGATGATGGAAAGCGTTTCGGCTGCGTATTGCACGGTCGAAATGCCCCAGAAGCCGTTCTGCATCCTGAAGGTGTTCGGGAAGTGAAGCACGTCATCACGAGGAACGTCAACTTTTACCACATAGCCGTTATCGCTCAGATATGAGATATTGTAACGGCCTGTGATGATGTCATAATTGCCCAGGCGAACCAGCCAAAGAGCCTTCGGAATATCCATACCGGGCATTCGCTCAATATACACAAAGCCGTTGCCCTTCATGATGCGGTCAATAGCCACCTGTTCCCATAGCGATGCTGCTGTGGTGATGGGGTTTGGCTGTTCCTGCAACAGATAGTTGATGCGTCGGCCAAGTCCTTTCATATCTACGGTATAGTTGCCACCTTCCGCATTACGCTTGCGGTACTGCACAGGCATAACACCCATTGTCTTTGCCCTCAGTTCGGTTGCACGATAGACAGCAGAGACCGTCAATGCTATCTGCTGACTACCTGCTCGGACAATGCGCTCTTCAAATGTTCCGCTTGCCACCGTCGGTTTTCCTACGCCATCGGTTGTGGTTTTAGGGACGGCACTGATGGGTGCAACCTCGCGCGTCTGTCTGAATCGGAATAAATTCGCAAAAATATTATCCATATCTATTTGCCTTTTCTATTCGTAGATTTCCCCGTCTTGGGTTTACCAGCACTCGCGGCCTTTCGTTCCGTTCTGACAACTTCAGTTGTCGGCTTCTCAAAGTTAGGTGCAATCTTCGCCGCTGTGATCACCAACGGGAACTGCGCGGCATTCGGGTGGTAGCAGTCAGCCCAGGCACTCACAATCCGCTCACAGATATTGCCGCCAACCCTGCGCTCATTCGCTTGATTGCAGAACTCCATCTCGTCGATGTGGTACTTCGTCGGGTTCTCCTGAATGCGCTTGTCTATGTCGCCACCGATGCACTTCAGGTATTCATTCGCCACGTCCCACGCACAAGCCACCATTTCCTTCCATTCCTCAGTCTTCATAATGTGAAGGCTTCCTGGGTGCATGGTTTTCTTCTGAAGGTTGGCATTCCACGTCTTCGCCAGTTCGGGATATTTCTCGTTGACTATTTCGGTTGCGATGTCGAGGTCTTCAATGTTTCCCCACGTCCCCCATTGCTGGTGCATGGGCATCTTCATCTCCACTGGTGTAGGCGTAATCATGCCGTGCTTCTCGATCACATCAGGAATGTCCGGCAGGTCATCGAAGAAGGAAAAATATTTGCGGTATTGCACAAAGCCGATATACTTAGGCAGCTTCTTCTGTTTCCTCACACGGTACATGTGCAACAGTTCAGAGTAGAACGGCCCCGGCACGGGCTTTGCCTTGACGTTAGCCTTGAACTCATCACCACCTTCGCGGATGTCAATAGGTTCGTAGATGGGGTTGCATACCACCGGCTCGTAGTCCTGATGGCTGCAAACGTATATCTTCACATCCTTATTGTCGGAAATGGTCCACAACGGTTTGTTGGCATCCAGCCACGCCTTCTGATTCTCCACGTCGTTCTGCCTCCAACTTCCGCCCGTGTAGTGAACGAAATAATGGTCAAGGTCACGATAGAGCCGCGCAACCAGTGCTGGCTTCGTCTTGATGATGTCCTCCAAAAGCGACGCTCCCGTATCGTACCAATTAGCCGGATTGTTCATGCCGCCCGGTGACAAAGCCCAACATCGGGCGGGGTCAAAGTACCGTGCGCCGTTGGCGATCAGCTTCGGCACGTTCAGGTAACACAAGAACGGCAGCAGCCTATCCTTTTCATGAGTGCGGCCACGGAACCACTGCGCCTTACCACAAGCAGCGTAGTTCTCGTCCCAAAGGAAATTGATGTTCTTTGTTAGTAGAATGTCGCTCTCCATGAGGATGAACCCATCGGACAACAGCTCCCACAGCTTCTGCACCGACATAATGTGCTTTGCGCTGCCGTAGTTGCTACGCCATGCCAACTCCCAACATTTGTCAGGGTATTTTTCCAATTCCTTGTCAAAGTTGATAATCTGCCCTTTTGTGTTGTCGATGATTGTCACGCCATCCATCTTAGCCGTGAACGGCCTACAGTCGCTGTTGTCGAACACCGTTACATCATACCGCATTCCCGTCTGCTTGCGCAAACTCAGGATAGCTGCCTCCGTCAGCTCGGGTGTGTTAAAATGAATGATTGCAATTTGTCTTTTTTCCATAGTTCCTTTTTATTCGTTGTTGTTTGTTTGTTCGGGTGTTGGTTCTGGGTCTGGCGTAGGTGTCGGGGTCGGTTCTGGCTCCGGCGTTGGCTCCACGATGTTCACTTGTTGGTTGGCCATCTTGACAGCCGTAATCTGAATCTCATTGTTGCGGTACGATTCGTTGAAACTGGTGATCTGATACCACTTGCCATGAAACTGTATCAGGCACCACTCATCCATTCCGCTGACGTAGCGCATTCGGAACATGATTGTGTGGTACGAGTCCAGCGCACCCTCGCGCAGCGACTTCATACCCTTGTCGAATTTCTCCGACGCCCAGAGTCCGTGGTCGCCCGCCTGTCTCAGCCATTCGTATTTCGGCTGTCCAGACTTTCCGAATGTCTCCTGCGTGTTGGTCGCCCTCTTCGCCACCTTCACGCGCATATCCATCATTCCTGTTGAATAGCTCATAATTAGTCTTTTTTTTATCTGGCGAACCACAGTCGTGGGTTTACTGAGAAAAATTTATTGTGGATTCTTTGTGTTTTTCAAAACATTCCGTATCTTTGCACCCGTCTCACTTACGGGTTTACTGCGAATCGACGCAAAAGGGTACAAGTTCCCCGACTGCGCGACGATTCGTGTAACCCATTAGTAAGTGAGACGACGAAATGGAATGTCAGGGAACTTCCCCTTTTTTATAATTAACCTAAAAACAAAAAAAAACAATGAAAAAGTGTGTATTTTTTGCGTTAGCCGTAATGGTGCTGGCATCTTGTGAGAAAGCTATTGACCCATTGGAGATTCAACAGCAGCAAACAAGTAATTCGTATGAATCTGAGCAGGCGGTCAATGGAAAGAAGTTTACCTTCACCGTCAAAGGTGACTTCAGCGATGAATGGAAACCCGTGTCCCGTGGCTATCTCTCTTCTGATGGTAAGGACCTCACCGATGTATGGGTGCTCGACTATGACGCCGATGGTCACTTGCTCCAGCAACTGCATCAGAACGACAATACGGCCGAAGACTTCGGCAAGCCCGTCATGAATCTGGCATATGGTGCCCATCAGGTGTACTTCATTGCCAGTCGTGGCGTAGGTCCTGTGCTGGACACCGATGCGCATACACTGAAATTCGGAAGTGTGCGCGACACGTTCTGGAAGCGGTATGATGTCAGCGTGGTTGCCACCAGCAACGGAAACCGCGCTGTCACACTCGACCGCGTGGTTACCAAGCTCCGACTTACCTTTACCGATGAAGTGCCAGCCACAGCCAACAGCATCTCAATTATCCCGCATACCTGGTACTACGGCCTGGACTATACGACGGGACAGCCTGCAAGCGCACAGACAGATGCAGCAACCGTCATCACCATCCCCGATGCCAGCAAGGGACAGACGGGCATACAAGCCTCACTGTTCGGGTTCTCCACGGCAGCAGAATGGAATACGGATGTAGTCATCAGCAGCCGCACGGCTACGGATGCCGTGCTGGGCTCTGCGACCATCACGGCGGCACCGTTCAAGGCCAACCGCGTCAGTGATTATCAAGGTCCGCTTTTTAGTGCGGGCGGTAGCATGTCGCTATCGCTGAATGGAGAATGGGAAGATAGCTACCAAGGAACCTGGTAAAATAAGGAGCCTCACGAATGGGGCTCCCTATTTTTATTCTCCGCCTTCAGGCATAGTCGGCTCACCTGGCTCCGGCTCCAAAGCCTTCAGTCGCTCAATTTCCGCGTTGGCCGCATTGATGTCGTCGCGCCAATGCTGACGCTCGGCTATCTTTTCGGCATATTCAGCCTTTGTAGCCTTACCTTCCGCAATCTTGGCGGCGATGTAGTCGGTGGCGGTCAGTCGTGCCTCGCGGTCGAGAATGATGCTCTGCTGGGCGTTGATAGCTTCGTTGATTTCTGATTGTGTCATATTCGCTTTAATTTTAGATTATACTTCTTACATAATCTCTGGCGAAATGTGTGCTGGGGTTTACTGATGACGCATTGGCGGCGGGTGTCCCAGTCTAACCACTGCCACCAATCCTGCGAGAGGGAATCTCGCAGCACCATAATGCGCTGGTACGACGTTCGGTTTTTCAGTAGTCCTGTGTATGAGTTTATGGTCGAAATAAAACGGTCGAGTTCTCTATATTTCTCGACCGTTGACAGTTTGTTGTATTCGTCTATCCTCGCCAAACACCGTGCCCATGTTGCATCGTTCAGTATCACGCTCCAGGGATGGATATGTGAGCCGAGAAATTCAAGACCTTTCCAATGCTGCTGACAATAGAATTTCTTATCGTTCATCTTTACTCCCTTTGCGGCTAAACGTCTGCGAAGTTCTGGTAATAGACTCAGTGCGTAACCTTTTAATCTGTCCGGCACCACCATCACCCCGTCATCCATAAACACCGTGGTGCGAATGCCGCAGTCTTCGTTGAGCCAGATTACTTCGTCGTTGATATACAATCCCATGCCCGTCTGTGATGACATACGACCGATTGGCACGCCTATGCCGTCGGGTTTGTTCAGAATGGACTTTTCCGGTTTGATATGCACGCCCCAAAGATACTTGGGTGTGCGCCGCTCGTAATGCTTTGCAGGGCAGCAATGAATGGCTATCATGGCGAGCCATTTCAAGAACGACGGCATAAATGATCTGTACTTGTCGGCTATCTCGTCATGGAAGCGGTCTATCAACCTCATGAAACACGACTCCATATAGTCACAGTTAGCATTGGGAAAGAATCCTGCCAAATCCCACTTGATGATCCACGCCGTTTCGGTGTAACCGTTGCTCACCTCGCAGATGTCTTCTATCACCTGGTTGATTGCTGCTTGCGAGCCCATACCCTCGCGGTTGTTAAAGGTGCGTGGATGCAGCGTCTGTTCTATCCACGGCTTTAGGATGTCGCAAAGAATATGGTCGATTATACGACCGGCGAACTCAGTGGCGAATATCTCGCGCCACTTGGGTATAGAAACGAGGAAGGTATAGTTATGGAGAATGCGAAATGTCCTTGCATTGAGCTCGTGCATCAAGCGAACGAGTAGCGGTGGCCAGTTCATCTCGAAAGCCATCGAATCTCGCCCGTAACGCTTGTTTTTCCGCGTGGAAAACATCACGCTGAGCAACAGCGCAAAGAACAGAACTTCAGTCATTAAAGTAAAAGCTAAATATCGGTAAAATCGCGACCGCCTGGCAACGATTCGTGTTGTTGACGTTGTTGTTGTTGAGATTGCCGTTGTTGCCGTTGAAATTCCATGCGTTATTGACGTTGTACCTCTCAGCGAACCAACGGTTCGTGCGGGTCGGAGTCACATCTGGTGCTGCTATACGCTCGGCTTTGTGCGCCAAGACGCTTGCATAAGCAAGAATGATAGCCGGACTCCCTTTTACCTTATCCATATCTGACAGCCACTTCTTGTCATTGCTGACCGACCTGCGACTGCTCCTGACGTTTAAGCGACCGTGCCGCATTTCTCCATTTCTTTACACCTTCCTCTATGCGTTCCAACTGCACGGCGATACGCAACTTGTCGCTGTCAGTCAACAGTCCCTGCGCGATACACAATTCAAAGTTAGCTAACAATATACCGAACTCACCTATCATCTCGCGGATGTGCTCTTGCCTCACATCCTGACATTCCTTGGCAATAGCGAAGTGACGGATGATGTTCTGCACCGCCCGCTTCATCTCTACCGGCGCACCTTCGATACGTTCTATCTTCGGCATACGCTGAATGGCGGGATGCAGGATATAAAGCAAGTTCTTTGCGTCGGCGAGAATGGAGTCTTTGTCATTCTTCGCCTTATTGCCGCGCGGCTTCTTGTGTTCGTTCATACTATCGTCTGTATTCGTCCGTCTGCTGCTCGTAAGCGTCTTACAGGTATTCGTCGTAGTTGGTGTAAATCTTTCGCATGAGAGTAAGCCTCACGCCACGCTGTCGCGATGGCGTGAGAGCGTTTAGTTTTTAATCAATAGTAAAAAGCGCGACCGCCTGGCAACGAATCGTGCCGCCGACGGTGTTGATGCCGAGATAGCCGTTGCCGCCGTAGAAATACCATGCGTAAACGACGCCGTACCTCTCAGCGAACCAACGGGTCGTGCTGTTATTGATGGAGGTGGTGCCCATCTTGCTGATACTGGTGGATAACTTCGCGAGCGTTTCGTCACGCATTAGCATCGCACCCTCAGCCACGCCTGGCAGATACCAGTCACCAAAGTCGAGACCACCGACACCGAACGATTTATTGTATCCGTACCAAAGTGCCGGATACTTATGCTTTGTGCTGCCTGCCTTGGTGGGGGTTGTCATGGGGCCGTATTTAGCGGTCAGTTCCTTGCCACTCGGCATGGAGAATACACCGAGTTTCTGCGGATATGCCACACGGTATTCCTGATGAATGTATTCCTTGTATGTGCCGTAGGTGTCGCGCAGCAGCTGGCAGTAAGGAGAGGAGTCGAATGCGGTTTTCTTAACGATACCTGAGTTAGAATTCAGCGGAACGTCGGCAGTCGGTGTTCGTCCATTAGTGCCATAATAAGCAGCTCCGCGAGCATCATTCATGATTTTCTCTCCACCTTGGCGCATGTTCACGCGGAATCCGCTGTTAGAATTTTCCGGCATGTCACCCCAGGTGATATGTGTCAGTCCTGAGCAGTTGTAGAAGCGGTAGTCGGTACAAGCGTCGCGCTGCACGATGACGCGGTTGTTGTCCTCGTCGGCATACGCCCACCACTGGTCGATGGTAGTCTGTGGCGCACCGAGTTCTGTCAGCTTCGCCTCGATAGCGGCAGTACATGAGACAGCGGCCTCGGCAAGCGTGGTGGCGGTGTATGTAAAGGTGATGCTGGTTGTCGTGTCCCAGTTGGGCAGGCCGAATCGCAGGCCGATGGTCTTCTCGTGCTCCTCGCCATCCAATACCACGTCCGTCCATGCATACTGACTCACGTCGAGCCACTTCACGTCGGCACCATCCTTATGGATAACACCCACCTGCTTGCCCTTGCGGAAATAGACATAACCGACGTGCGTCCATGCAGCTGGGATGTTCGCCTTCTGAATCCACGAACCGCCCTTCACATAGATGACCTTGTTCTGGTCGTCGAGAAATACCACGTCGCCAACGGTAGGCTGTGTAGTGACGACATTCACACCGTTCACGATAATCTCGCGGGTTGTCTCAATCATGCTCACCTGACTCTCGGTAGTGGGCTTCACGGCGGCATTATAATCCGCCTTGCTGTTGTATGATTTGATAGCCATAACTTATTACTTTTTAATCTTGAAACATGAAACTTGAAACTAATTCAGCAGTACCCAGTCACTGATAGCTCCCGTCACACGGAATGCCTTATAACACTTGTTATTGGTCACGTCCAGATACTCCTGCCCGACCATTGTTGGCACGTTCGGAGAGGCTGGTGCACCGTCACCGGTAAGATACATATCCTGTCCGCACAACTTCGGAGAGTTCTCGAAGTCGATGCTTACCGCCTTGGTTTCGCCGAGGTTCCCCAGTTGTGCCTTCAGCCCGTCAATGGCGGCAAAGAGCACGGCGAAAGCCTGTGCAAGCACTGACTGACCGGGAGCACCGACAAAGTTGGTGGTGATATTTTTGAAGATACCCCAGCCGACTACCAGCGCAGTGCCACCGTCCACGGTTGCGGTCAGTCCTGATACGACCACCGTCATGGCCGTCGGACAGAGGTAGATGTAATAACCCGTAGAAGGCATTGCAGACACAGCCTGCTTCATCAGCGGCTCGTAGAACTGCTCGTTCACTTCACGGGTGGCGGGAAGTGTGGTGTAAGTCTCGCCATCCCGCGTCCATCCTGTCAGCACCGGCGTATCACCGCTCTCGTCATAAACGGCGGTATAGACCAACGTCGAGTCATAGTCGGCCGTAGCCGTTGCGGGCAGTTCTGGGTAGTCGGTGCGGTAGGTGTAGATGTAGGCGATGACCTTCTGATAGGTGCGGTCAACCAATCGGGCAATGACGCTCACGTCAGCCGGAACGGCCTGCGCACTCGGTACAAGAAGGATGTCACCGGCATTGAGTGTCACGGGTGAACTGATGCCGTACCCGCTGGCAGACGTTTCGCCACCGTTCACGTTGACGTACTTACCGCTCTTAGCCTGCGAGAGCGTGATTTCGCGCTCACCATCGTACTTGCCGAACGACTTGTTGATGAATGCTACGAGGTCCTGAAGATTGGTAATGTCGGCCACCTTTGCGTCCACCTTGGCATCGCGGGTTGCCTCGTTGGTTTTAAAAGCACCCCAGCGGCTACCGTCACCGGCAACGCTACCACTCTCTGTACCTTCAGCCGCCTGATAGGCTGTTTGTCTTGCGGTCTGCGCCTCGTTGAATGCCTGCTGGTCGGCTTGCATCATAGCGTTAAAGTCAGATACGCGCTGCTGCTCTGCATTGACACGTCCTTGCTCCTGGTTGACGCGAGTCTGCTCGTTGGCGATGCGCTGCTGTTCGGCAGCGGCACGGTTGGTCTCTGCCAGTGCTCGCTCGTCCTCGGCAGTATCGCGCAGGGTTTCGGCCTGCACACGGGCTTGCTCTGTACTCACGCGGGCGCTCTCGGCACTCACACGACCTTGCTCAGCACTGATGCGTTGTTGTTCCTTGGTCTCGCGCTGACTTTCCTTTGTTACGCGCTGCTGTTCGGCACTGATACGAGCCTGCTCGGCCTCGTTTCGCTGCGTCTCAGCGGCCTCACGTTGCGCCTCCTTCTGCTGACGAAACTGCTCTGCTGCCACGCGCAGGGCTTCATTCTGTGCGATGGCGGTATTCAGAGCGGCTATGCGGTCGCTCTCGGCCTTGATGCTCGACAGGTTGATGATACAGAACCACCAGTTAGCATCGGTCAGCGGATGACCCACGTTGCCGGGCTTCAGGCTTCGATAAACACTCAGACCCGTGGGGTCCTGAACTACATTGGCATTACCATAAGAAGTGGCGGAATTATACTCGCCCTTCCATGCCTCGCCTACGAGGTAGCGGATTTCTTGAACTTGCTCATTCATATCTTTATCGTTTTAATTCGTTATGCGTTTGGGAAACTGATAATCAACTCGGCGGTCTCGTAGTCGTAGCGGATGCGGTCAACTTCCTGCTGGAGTCCGCTGATAGTGAGGATGCCAGTCGCTGGGTCGAAGTTCATCACGGGGAATAACATACCACCGCTCACGCCCTTGGTATAGATCGTCTTCTGTACGCCCTGGCGGTTGGTGATGGTCAGGTCGTAGCCGTCCAGCTCAGCGTCCACATTCTCGGCACCCTCGATGGCTGTACCTGCCTGCTGCATCATCTGCTGGAACTCGGTCATGCGCCCGCTCTCGGCACTCACACGGCCTTGTTCAGCAGTGATGCGTTGCTGCTCGTGGTTCTCGCGGGTCTGCTCAGCATCTATGCGCTGCTGTTCGTTGGCGATACGCTGCTGTTCGTTGGCGATACGCTGGGCCTCGTTAGCATAGGCTGGCAATGAGAACTGAATCTCAGGAGCCGTCTCACCGTTGAAGTCCAGCATCACGGCATCGTAAGCCACGCCGTCCACCTCCGTAGTGATCTTCGCCTGATTCAGCACCTCGTCCTCGGTGTCGTTGGGGAAGTCGGCCACGGTGAAGTGGTAAGCTAATTGGTACTTCAACTCGCCAATAGGCAGGTGGTGGTCATCGAACTGCACCGTGAGCTTCGTCGGCTCGCTGGGGTCATACGCACAATGCGTGTACGTTGTGCCGTCCCACTGCGCAAAGAACGCCTGACTCGGCACACCCGTCCAGAACTTGATGCAAAACGGTGTCATCCACCCTGCATCGCTATTGAGCGTCAATATGAAGTCGCTCTTGTAATTGATTCTAAAGATTTTTGCAGCCATATTGATTTTGATTTTGTCCGTTAGTGTAAGGTGATGTCAACCGCATGTAGGGCTTCACCAATAAGTCGAATGTGTAAGGGACTTGACTCATACTCTGAGTACTCACTGGACTGCGATACTGATAACTGGTATCGACAATCATAAGGGATGCGTGACGCAGTGGTGCAGGGATGTGACCGTACACCTCTATAATGTCCTCGTAAGACCTGTTGAGGTAGTTTAATAACACTTCCTCGGCACTCTCGCCGTACATTTCCAGCAGCTCGTCCTCGTCTGTGAAGTCAGGCTCGATGCGCAACTGCGCCTTAATTTGATCAAGTGACAACCACTTCATATTGATTTTGCTTTTTATCGTTTCTTTTTCTATACGACAAAAAGCAGTCTGAGGTTTACCAACTGGCAAACCATCATTTTAGTAGTCATAAAAAAGGGCGACCGCTGTCGCCCAAGGTAATAATAACTAAAAACTACTTAAAAATTAACCTAAAAATCATACTAAAACAACCATTCATCTATTAACAGAGCAGCGAGCCTCACGGATGGCGTATGTCTATTCATTAAATCTGTTAGCTTCCCAGATGCGGCGCGTCACCAGTCCACCCAACTTCTTGCCGCCAGCGTTCACCCAGCGGAGGAACTGCTCTTGTATCTCCCACGTCTTCCGTCCGCCCTCGATGTACTTCTTCAGCGTGGATGCGTTGAAGTTAGCAACGCCGCAGTTATACATGAAGTCCACGACGGCATCGAACTGTCCTTGTGTCCATATGCCTCTCACCTTGATAGCAGACGCTTCAAATGTGGCTATATCTTGACGCAGATATTCGTCGGCCTGCTGCTGGGTGATTTTATCGCCTCGATTCACGCCCTTGGTGTGGCCGTAGCCGACAGTCCACACGCCCACACTGTCCTGGTAGGCCGTGAGCTGACAGCTCTCAAAACGCTTGATGGCGTTAATCAATATCTGACTGGCTTTCATTCGTCGTCGTCCTTATGTATTTCCACTGTTGTATCGCCCTTCTGTATCTTCACCTCCAGTCCGAGCTCGATGGCACGGAACGCGTAGATGACGACGGGGAACAGAAGCAATTCGCCAACCGCCGTGAGCACTGACCCGTCAATTACGCCCATCGGCGGCAGTAAAAACCCTGCTATCAGCAGGATGACCGAGATGATAAAGCACACGCCCGCCACTATCTGGCAGAAGCAGCACTTCTTCTCAGTCTCATTACCGTTACGCAGTTTGTCTAATGTACACATAAGCATTCCTCCTTACTTGACCCATTCTTTAAAGATGTTACGAACCACGAAGAAGGACTACTCCGTCAGTTTGTTGTAATATTCCCTCACCTTCGGCCAAGCCATGACAGCCACAGTAACAACACCGACGGCAATCACATAACCTTGTGAATACAACACCCATCCGAGTCCACCGATAGTTCCCAGGATATACAGGCATAACATAATAAAATAAAAGAACTGTTTCATAATCTTTCTTTTTAATTGGTTTCTACACTTCGCGCGAAATTCGGTTGTGGGTTTACTCACCCAGCAACCGCTTGATATGATTCTTTCCAATCCAGATAATGCCGACTATCAATAGCAGCCACAGCAGAATGTTCGCCATGTGTAGGCGCGTCTGTTTCCACCACGTAAGTTTAGCGGGCACTTCCTTGGTGACCTCGACAGGGTAGGGGATGCTGTCGCGGATGGTGTCATGAGTGGCGGTCATGTGCTCCAGTTCACGCAACCGCTGTTCCATTTCTCGCTGAAGCACAAGCCATGCCCGCTGGTTGGCTTGCATCTGTATGCCGTATTTCGCCATTGCCGCCGAATCGACCTCACGAATGATGGTCGTATTCTCGGTGTGGATGCTATCGCGTTCCTTCACGCTGTCGGTGTGCCAATGGTGTTCGGTATGCTGCTCTGTCACCGGCACATACTTCGTCGTGGTGCATCCACTGAGCAGAGCGCACAGCGCGAGCCCTAACATAATCATCACGAAGAATACCACCCCCTGGAAGCATCCTACCTTCATCCGTTCTTCGTCACTCATTCCTTTGTAGGGGTCGTAGCCATTGTTACGCCACATGTCGTTGGGGTTGTTGTAGTCAATTGGTGTCATAGTCGTATTATTTTTGATAAAACATTTTGGCTCGCTCATACATCTCGCGGTCGGACAGTATCTTGGTGCGCTTATCTTCGAACTCCGCCTGCTGTATCCCCGTCGTCATGTCGTAGGTGATGAAGGTGCGCACCAGGTAGTATTTGTCGAACTCTTGCCCCAGCAGGACACCTTCTGTCACACAGCATGACAGATGATCTTCACCGTTCCAACGCACCGAGCGGCCCACAACGCGCTGGTTGTCGCTGTCCTTGCCGTGCGGGTTGTTCAAGAAGTAGTGCTTAATCAAGTCTATGCCGTGCTTATCGACCTTGACTCGCTCGGCATACCGTTTCCACATGTGGGGTGTGAGCACCATCGGACTGATGAGCTTCTGGCCGCCCAGCCATGTGGTATATACCGTCAGCCCGTCGCTTGTGTACCTGACAACTACCACGCCCGTCAGGATTCGCTTCATATGCTTATCAAAAACACGACTGAAGAACAGGTAGTGGTTCTTTCGTGGCGATGTGTACTCCTTCCAGATACGGAATGGAAAATTGGTGCACTTCAGAGCCCGTCGGCGATTATCCTCCAGCTGATGTCGCCACCACGTAGTAACCGCCTCGCGCTCCTTCGCCAATTCCTGATAGACCTCTTCATGAGTCATTGAATCTACTATCATACGCTGTCACATTTTAAAAGGAGGTGGCTATTCGCCCACCTCCTCGTCTAAATCCTTTTCCCATACCGTGTGCTCAGTCATGAGGTGCATCTCGTGGAACTCCGGGTGCTTCTTTCTGAATGCGTCGAACGACTCGAAGCAGTCGGCCATCTGGTCTTTCACGAAGGGCAGATAGTCTTCCAGTTTCGCCTTCGGCCACGATGTCTCGATGTCGATGTTGCCGTCCTTATCGCGGAGTTTTACTACCAGCCCGTCGGGGCGTTCGTTCTGCTTCAGCCGCTCTTCCATCTCGGCCTCCACCTCTGCCAGACGCTCCGCATGGGTCTTCAGGCCCATCGCGGCACGTCTACGCTCACGCTCTTCTTCCTCTTCCTTGGTGCTCTGGCACGAGTAGAACAGAGAGGGTGCGTTCAGGCCACCGTCAGCGTAGCCCCAGGCTATCACGTCGCAGTAGTTGTGACATCCCCAGCTGTCGGCATTGGGATCGTGCTTCAGACCGAAGAATGGCGGATTGCCATCGTCATAGTTCTTGGCACGGACAATGTAGCCCGTGTCAATCTCATTGTGGCCTACATGATTGCACGTCAGCACCAGCAGCTCCTTGTTCGGGTCTGCCTTCTGAAGTTTCAACCCTCCGAGGTCTGTTCGCAGGGTCTTCAAACCATGATTAGGGATTCTCACTTGGATGTTGCCGTCAAAGACGATAGCACCCGTAAACTCAGGCTTGTCAGCCTTCATGTTTTTTCTTTTTGCCATAAGTGTTACTTTTTTAGGCGTTAATACTTACTTGGGCGGGTGTTTCCCGCTTGCATTTATAGCGCATTTTTGCGCTATGGGTTTACTGCGTTATCCGCTGCTTCTCCTCTTTCACCGCATTGTCAAGGTCGGCCTTTAATGCCCGCAGTCGCTCGAATGTCTCGGGCGGTGTTCGAGGGCATCCCATGTGCCAGGCGCGTAGGTTTGGTTTTGTGAACTTGAACTCGCAGGCATCCAGGCAGTAGTCCTCCCACTCCAGAACCTCGTTTTCTTCAATGTCATTCTCCACGATGTAGATAATGTCCTCCATCGTCAGGTTGTGCGTCTCGCCGTAGTGGTAGATGGTGCCCGGCTCGTCGCTATTCCAATAGCCGTAGTGTGCATCCAGTTCCCACATGCGCAGCAGCTCCACGAGGTAGCCGTTGCAAGCCACAACATATTCACTGCGCAATACTTTCTTTGTTCCTTCTTCTGTTTTTTTCATTTCATTTTATTTTAGATGTTAGTCGGTAGCCTCGCCCACTTGCACGAACTTAACGTCTTGTCCGTCCGTGCGGTTGTTGCCGTCACAATGTCCGAAACGTCCGTGACGATCGTAGGCTTTAATGCTGGCTTCCCTCATACCTCTCATACAAGTCCAACGCCATGATGATGGCTTGCACGGGGTCGATCTTGCATGAGTCGGTCTGGGCACGCTTCACGGGGCGTTTGTTGCCGCGTCCGTCGATTTCGAGCACGGCATTGCCGAAGCAGAAGGGCCACAGGGGACTCGCGCTGTACGAGATAAACGGCACGGGGGCGAACATCGCGGCATAGAGGTCGTCGGTGGGAGCGTTGAACTCGCTGTTCAGCTGACTCACCACTTGCACGTAGGGGTCGGGGTTCTGGATGCCCATGTTCGACTGGAGGAAGGCTTTCAGCGCATTGATGGGGTCTTTCGACTGATACTTGTCGTAGCCGAAGTACATAAACTGACAGCCCTTACCCAGCAGCTCGGCCAGTCGGTTGACGAACAGCGCGGGCTGGAACACGGCTCCTGGCGAGTAGTGCAACCACCCGTCCTTCTCCCATTGCTCGTACATCGGTCGGATGGCACTCTTCTCGGCTGTGCTCTCCTTCACCCATGCGTCGTAGTCGGCAAAGAACTCGGTGCCGCGTCCGCTGGGGTGCTTCCTTGCTGCCAGATATGCCGCCGTGTGTAGGTCGTCGCCCTGGCTGAAGTCCAAGCCCGTGAAGATGACCCAACCGTCGCGGGCTGTGCATTGGTCTATCCTCATGTCGCGTTGCAGCGGGCGAATCTGTTCAGCCTTGATCCACTCCACAACGCAGCTTCCCTGCCACATATTGAAGTCCTTCGTCAGAACCTCCTGCTTCGTGTCTTCCGTTCCCGTTGCAGCTTCGTGCAGACGCTCGCGGTAGTAGGTGGGCTGGACGGTGGTGCCGATGCTGCGGTTCACTTTGCGGAACAGTTCGGGGTCGTCGAGCTTCGTCAGGTCGTCGGTCAGTTCCCACTTGTCGAGCTGGAGCAGGAAGGCGCACCAGTAGTCGTCGGGCGTGCGGTGGGGCTGTCCGAGGGGGTGCTGCATCTCGCTCATCAGCGATGCTTCCACCTGCTCCAGCTTCGTCTTGTATGGCCCCTCTTTTATGCGGCCTGCGGTGGTGGTGTGCAGCAGCAGCTTTTCACGTCGCGGACCGGTGGAGCCCCAACACGTATCGACTGCCGCCTGCATGTCGGAGTGGGCGTTCACGTAGCCCGCCTGTCCGTGCTCGTCGGCATGTACGACCGAGGCGTAGAGTCCGTCCTTCGAGGTCTTGCCAGCCGCCATGCACTTGATTTCGCCCTTCATCGGGTGACCGGGTTGCCAGTTCAGTCCGTTGCGCGTCATGCGGAAGTATTTGCCGCCCATGCGGTTCGAGCACGTCGGATCGACTTGCATGGCAAACTCGCGGATGGCTTTGTAGGCTATCTGGCTCTGCTCGCTGGAGTTGGTGCAGATGAGTGCCTGCCCGTTCACGTCGCCCAGGAATCCCACCTCGGTGAAGTCCACCGCGCCGCCCAGCTCGGTCTTGCCGCTCTTTCGGGTCAGGAACCAGTGCGCCTCCTGCGTCAGCCGTCGCGTGTCCCACACCCAGCCGTCCCGCACCCATTCCGTAGGCAGCAGCATGTCGCCCTCGTGGTATTCGCGCTCCATCGGCACGTCCACCTTGAAGGCGTATATCTCGAAGATGAGCCACACCTGGAATGGCATCAGCCGGACGTGCTGCGAGCCTCGCGGAGTGGAGAACCGCAGACCGCCCTTCACGTGTCGCCCGCCTTGCCACTGTCCCTCGATGGCCCGCAGCGACCGCTTCACCCGTTCGGGGTCGAGGTCGTAGGAGTCCATCAGTCGCATTTCCTTGCGGATGCCGAGCAGCTCCATGAGGTTGGCGTGGCTGGCATTGCCGGAGATAGCGTCGTCGATATACGTCAGCAGTCGCGTGTCGATGCTGTTCAGTCGGTTCACGTAGTCGGGCAGTGCCTCGGTGATGTCGCGCAGGCACTGCGCCTTGGTTTGTTTAAGTTCGTCGAAGTCGGTCATAATTCGTTATTTTGTTGCTCCACGATTTCGATGGCGCGGAATATCTCGTACATCACTTGGGGGACGATGGCGTTGCCGTAGGCTTTGAGGGGATGGCGTTGCCGTAGGCTTTGAGGGCTTCGGTGCGCCACTTTCCGAAAGAAAGGGTAAGGCGGTCCACATCAAAGGGAAGCCCATCATTTCCTCGGTGAACAGGGGAGACAGACGGGAAGTTTTGCCAGCGGCTCCCGATTTCCTCACCTCTTCCGAATCTCTCGACCCATTCGCCAGTTCGTACACCAAATCCCCGATGCCCTGCTGTTGGCTGTTCGGGCCTCGCTTCTTGAAGTCCTGCGTGACGGGTGTCGGCAACATTCCGCTGCCCGCCATTGCTGACAGGCTTTGCCCCATCTGCGAGTTCGGATTCCATGTGTTCGTCCACTTCACTCCCTCGATGGCTGTCGGGGTGGGGAGCAAGCCGTGTTGCGCTCGGTCTGCCAATCCCATCGAATGACTGCTCTCCTCCTTGTTGTTGTATCGTCTGCCCTGCTCGTTCACTTTCGAGTTCGGATGCGGATTGTCCACAACCACGGGAGTCGGCAGAAGGTCGTAGAATTGCATGAAGTCTATCAAGCCGTTCGGTCGCTGCTCTCCGTTCACTCGGCTGTTGATGCGTGTCGCCCCTGCCGCTTTCAGATTCTCCACTCGGTCGGGATGTTCCCTCTCCACTACCAACGGAGTCGGCAGCAGCAGATTCCTCTTTTCGCCTTGCGACGATGAACACCCTGTCTCGTCTGTGGGGGGCTCCGACGGCACAAGCCGGAACAAGCACCGGCTGGACGGCATATCCGTGACTTTCAAGGTCTGTGCAGATGCGTTGAAGGGTAAAGGTCTCTCGCAGTTCGTATCGTCCTCGAAGGTCGTCAAACGCGTCGAAAAGAGAGGCTGTACCTGCCACCTTAGAAACCTCGCCCTGCTCGACCATCGTGAGGATTCCAGCAACGTTCTCAGCCACAACCCAAGTGGGCTGGATTTCGTCGATGGCGCGATACATTGACGGCCAGAGGTAGCGGTCATCCTCCGCGCCTCTTCGTCGCCCGGCATAACTGAAAGGCTGGCACGGAAAGCCTCCAGTGAGCACGTCCACTCGTCCGCGCCACTCTGTGAAGTCGGTTGTTGTGATGTCTTCATAACTTTTGCTGTTTGGGTACCAATAGTCTAATACTTGTCGCCCGAATGGGTTTATCTCGCAATGGAACAGGTTCTCCCAGCCCAGCATGGTCGCTGCGACTTCGGGGCCTCCTATTCCGCTGAATACTGATGCGTGGGTCATAGTCAGCCCTCCGTATTTATAAAGTCATCGGCATACGATGTCATTTCAGCAAGAACGAACTGAAGAGTGAGTGTCGTTCCGTCAAGGTGCGCCATGAATCCACCGCTGCCACATGAATAGTTGTCCTCACCGTAATGGTTTGCGGCACTGACAAGCAGCCCTTCGGCTTTCTTCATGATGCGATAGGTGCTTGGTATGGTCATTTCCCCATCGCCTATATCCCATTTCCAGTCAAGATTGACCATAACTCGGTGTACGCGGTCGAAGTCGAAGTCTTCCATGACTGCCGCCACCATATTCTCAATTAGTTGTTCTTTACTCATAGTTCCTTCAATTAAATGAGAGCGGCCAAATGGTCGCCCTCAATCCGTTAAATCCGTGAAATCCGTGGTCTCTATCCCTCCAGCTCCCCGCTTGGCGGGTTGTTGCCGCCGCCACCCTGGTTGTCGCCACCATCGGTGATGTCCTCTTCGCCAGATGCAGCGGCAGCAGCCTGGGGATCGACCTTCTGCCAACTTACCTCGTCAGAGAACTGGCGGCTGAACTTCGCGGCTACGGTGCAACCCAGTCTGCTCTTGCCGTTGGCTGCGTTCAGCATCTCGGCGGTTGCCACGATGGGCGCATGTGTCTGCGGGTCTTCCGTGTCCTTCACGCTGAGCTGAAGGTTGGGATAGACGGTCAGGAAGTTGTCGCCCAGCTGACAGCGGAAGCCTTTCAGCACGTTACGCTTCAC